AACTTGGAACGGAGGAGATACAGACTGCGATCACCTCGGCAAGCCAATGGCGACTAAGGCAAACATCAACCGAAACTGCGGGACTGGCAACGATGTCAAGAACGCAACTGCTAGGGAGTTCTTTCGTGAAACCTGTGGGAAGTGCGGTGCGACCCGTATCGACTCTCAAATCGGGCTAGAAGAAACGCCCGATGCCTACGTAGCTGAAATGGTGTCTCTATTCCGTGAAGTCTGGCGAGTGCTGGCAGATGATGGAACCCTCTGGCTCAACTTAGGCGATAGTTTCGCAAAGGAAAAACAACTGCTCGGTATCCCGTGGCGAGTGGCGTTCGCTCTACAAGCCGACGGCTGGTATCTGCGCTCAGACATCATCTGGCACAAGCCCAACCCAATGCCAGAGAGTGTGACTGACCGCCCAACCAAAAGCCACGAGTATCTATTCCTGCTGACCAAGTCGCCACGGTACTACTACGACCACGAAGCAATCAAAGAGCCTGTTTCGGATGTGAGTCTGGCTCGCTCAAAGTATGCTTTCCACAGCGATAGGCCCAGCACCAAAAACGCCAGTATGGGCGGAGCAGGTATCCACACCGACCAAATGGGAGAGCGCTTCGTGAACCCAACGGGACGCAACAAGAGAGATGTCTGGACTATCACGACCAAGCCGTTCAAGGGCGCTCACTTCGCCGTAATGCCCGAGGCTCTCGTCGAGCCCTGTGTCCTTGCAGGAAGTGCTGAAGGTGACACCGTTCTAGATCCGTTTACCGGCTCTGGCACAGTGGCAGTTGTGGCAAACCGACACGGGCGCAACTTCGTGGGGACTGAGCTCAATGCCGAGTATGCTCAGATTGCTTACGACAGAATTACCGGCGACGCACCGATGCTGAACATTGTTAGCGTCACACCATCGCAGTAATGTAGTATCCAAGCATCAACTAACCCTGAGGAGGGAACCATGAAAGTAATCACAAGGACTGATTCGCTCAGTCGAGAAGAGTGGCTAGAGGAGCGCTCACGAGGAATCGGTGGATCCGATGCCGGCGCAATCCTCGGGCTCAACGCCTACAAGAGCGCCTGGCAACTCTGGGCCGAAAAGACGGGGCGCATCGAGGACACCTTCACCGGCAACCTCGCCACCCGTATCGGGCAAGCCCTAGAGCGCCCCATCGCTGAGCTGTACGCCCAGGAACTAGCCGCCGAAGGGCTGGCAGTAGTCGCGTGGCCCGTACTGCTGCAGGGCGCGGAGACGTACCAACTCGCCAACGTCGACTTCTTCATCTGCCGCCCAAGCGAGGCGAACCTTGACCAGTGGGAACTCGGCAAGGTGAACGACCACGACAGCCAGACCGCCCCCATCAACATCGAGGCCCTGCTGGAAATCAAGACCGGCGGCATGGTCGGACGTGGCAACGCCGACGGCTGGGCTGAGGATTCCGTTCCTGGCTCCTACTGGGCGCAGGGATGCCACTACGCCAGCGTCACCGGCATCTCGACCGTCCACTTTGTCTGCCTCTACGGTGGAGCCGGCCTGCTGATTCGCAAGGTCACTTACTCCCAGCCGGTCATCGAGCACCTCAACGAAGCCGAGGCTGAGTTCTGGGGAAAGTTAGTGCTGGACGAAGCCCCCGAGGTGACGGGCAACGACCTCGACGCAATCGGGAAGATGTACCCCGAAAGCACCGACGAGACGGTCGAGGCTGATGACATCGTGCTCGGGCTGGTTCGTGAGTACGCCGCGCAGAAGGCAACCGTCGACAGCGCCGAGGCTGAGCTCAAGCGCCTCCGTGCGCAATTGGAGCTGGTCATCGGATCCGCTTCTGCCGTGACCTACGAGGGCGAGACGCTCTACACCTACAAGAGCACTAAGTCCTCCGAGACCTTCGACGCTAAGGCCTTCCAAGAGGCGCACCCCGACCTCGCGGCGCAGTTCACCAAGACCAAGCCAGGCTACCGAGTGCTGAAGGTGGCAAAGTAATGGTCTGGGAGTTCATCAAACTGACGCCCCCCTACGAGGGAACCACGGCTCGCCTCTGGGTCGCTGACTACGCCAAGAACAACGAGGAATACTTTGCGCTCTACTACAACGGCATCCTCTGGGATTACTACACGCTCCTCGAACACGCCGTCGAGGGCCTTGAGCTGCAAGTCGCCAACGCACTGAAGGAAGGATGGACACGATGACCTGCCCCCACACCTACGTCACCACGGATCTAGACGGCAACCCCGTGACCCGAGATTGGAGCCGGATGTTCTGCCCCGACTGCGGCGCTCGCCTCGAAGCCCCTGGCCCAACCAAGCCCTTCCACCTACGACCGGAGCAGCGATGACCCCCGAAGAACGCCAAGCCCTACGAGAGAAGCACGGCAAATTTGAGTATTCCGATAACCGAACCTGTTGTGTTTTTTGCCTAAATGATGACGCATTTGACGTTCCCTACCCCTGCGACGTAATCAAGGTACTAGACGAAGTAGACCGAGTGATGAACGCCGCCGAGGGCTACGGAGTGGTGGTCAGGGCGATGGTTGAGCAAAACAGTAACGAAACCATTACGGAATTGGCAAAGAGTGACCAAAACCGCAACCTTAACTCGACCATTTCTGCACAGACCGACCCCTACGGCCCTCAGCCGGATCAAGAGCGCAAGGTCTACGTCTACCCTTCTGAGCGCCGAGTAATGAGCGAGAAGCACCAACCTCACGCCAAATTCCCGAGCGAGTGTGACGAGTGCTCAAACACATGGCCCTGCGACGCAAGCCTCCTACTGGATCAACTCAACGCCATCGCTGACGGGCTGACCTGCTGGCTCCAAGACATCAAACTCCACCCCGAAGTCACAATCGACCTCATTCTCAACATTCTGGACGGAGAGGCATGAACTGCCGCCACTGCACCAAGCCCGTCATCCAAGCCTACGACCCCCTAGAGGGCTACTACTGGACGCACGAGCTCAGCGACACCACCGACTGCCTGAACGGATCCACACGCGCAGAGCCCGACAACAGGCTGGGCGCATGAGGGCCGACGTTAGCGAGTTCCTAGAGCGCATCGCCGACGTGCAGGCGACCGTTCCCTGCGACCATGTTGAGGGCTGGGCTTACTGCATCAAGTGCGCGGAAGAAATAAAGGGTTACACCTGCCCTTGACAGCAGTGCAACCACTGTGAGACGATAGATAGGTATCGTGGGTGCATTGTGCCCACGAACTAGACACTAAGCCGGTTAAACGATGCCACGATTCGAGCGAACAGAAGAACAGGCGCATCTCGACACCCAGGCGCTCAAGTTGCGCTCGCTGGGGATGAGTTACCAAGCCATCGCCGACCAGATAGGCACGACCAAAGCCACTGCCTACAACCGTTGCCAGCGAGCCCTCGCCGCCATCCCTGCCGAAGCGGTAGACGAGTTCCGGCGCATCGAAGGCCAGCGCCTCGACCTCCTGCTCGAAATAGCGATGGAGAAGGCGCTCTCCGGCGAGAAGTCGGCACTATTCGCCGTCGACCGAGTGCTGGCAATCATGGATCGCAGGGCGAAACTCATGGGCCTAGACGCTCCGGTACGCACCGAGGTCATAACGCTCGACTACATCCAAGCCGAGATTCAGCGCCTAGAGGCCACGCTCGGGGAGATAGATGACGACGCTACTGCAGCAACGCCTAGCGGAACTGAAACGGCTTGAGGCCCTTGAGCTCAAAGCCCGTGCAGTCAAAGCCGAGGCCGCCCAGAAAGAACTAGCCAAGTCTCGCTACCGCCAGAACGCCCGACCCCAGCAACTCCCCCCCGAGGGCGACTGGCGCATCTGGCTCATCCTCTCAGGCCGAGGCTGGGGGAAGACCTTCACCGGCGCAGGCTGGATAATCGAGAAGGCCATGTCGCAGCCTGGCATCGAGTGCGCAGTAGTCGCCCCAACCTTCACGGACGTTCGGCGCACCTGTGTCGAAGGGCCCTCGGGCATCATCAAGAGCCTGCCTAGCGGAGCCCTAGAGCAATACAACCGAAGTAACGGGCAAATCACCCTGACCAACGGCTCCAAGATTCACATGGTCTCGGCAGACGAGCCCGACCGTGCCCGAGGTCTCAACCTCTCCTACGCCTGGCTCGACGAGTTCGCCGCGTGGAGGTACGAGGAAACCTGGACGGCTGGCCTCGCCCCTGCGCTCCGTATCGGCAACCCCCAGACCATCATCACCACCACGCCACGCCCGACCAAACTCCTGCGCGAGTTCATGTCTCGCACGGATGGCTCGGTAGTGGTGACGCGCGGATCTACGTTCGATAACGCCGCCAACCTTTCGCAAGCCGCCCTCGAAGAACTCAAATCCCGCTACGAGGGAACGCGCCTCGGTCGCCAAGAACTCTACGGCGAATTGCTCCTCGACACCCCTGGCGCACTCTGGCGACTGAGCGACATCGACGAGACCCGAGTAGACGAAGCCCCCGAGCTCGTTCGCATCGTGGTCGCCATCGACCCAGCCGTGACCTCCGGCGAGGAATCGGACGAGACGGGCATCGTCGTAGTCGGCAAGGGAGCCGACGGTAGGGGATACGTCCTCGCCGACCGTTCCTGCCGTGACACGCCCTCTGGATGGGCTCACAGGGCAGTCCAAGCCTTCCACGACTTCAACGCCGACCGCATCGTCGCCGAGAAGAACCAGGGCGGCGACATGGTGGAGCAGACCATTCGCTC